TTCGGAGTGTATTAGCTCCCAACCATCAGAGATAGTCTCTCCAAGAGCCTCTAATTGGCTCATAAGGTCATCCTCTTCACTATCGGTCAACTCAACTTTGTCAGATGATAGTTTTTCACCAGTCTCTTCTTCTCTTTTAATCTTAGTAGAGATATTATCTAACTCTGTAAATTCTATTGGTTGAAGTGTAGTGAAATATAAATCTAATTGAATATCGTTAACTAAAAGTATTTCTTCAAATGCGTGTAGTATCTCATCTTGTAATGGTCTAATAATAACATTATCCATTAATACCGATGCTGTACGTAATTCTTCTGCATTATTACCAAAACCTGTGTTATCTTTAATACCTAATAGTATTGGAGATGTTACACCGTGTCCTAACATTATCTTCTCTCTAGCCTCATCACTCATAAATTGGTATTGAGCGTGAGCATCTGGTAAATGTATAGGCTCTAAGTCTGCTTTAGTTTCTTGTGATTCGTTAAATGCAATGATAAACTTACCTGCATTACTTGAGCCACTAAACTTTTGGTATATCTTTCTCTCAATAGCATCTTGAGTTTCTTCACTAGGTACTCCATTATTAAAGTTAATTAATAAAGATGGTTGTAACCCGTTCTTAATATTGTTAATATGATAATTCGATACCTCTTCTTCTAATGAACAGTATTGTAAACACCCGTGATAATCAACAGGAGCATAGTAATAGAACCCACTTCTATAAGGTTTTACAACATATATCTCATTAAGTTCTTTATTTGAACCATTACCGAATGATGGTATGCGTTTAGGTTTATCCGTAGTCTTAATATCCTTCCAAGATGGATGGTAGTAGTATGCGTTGATAAATCCTTTCTTATCTGCTTTCTCTGCTCTTAAACACTCCATAGGAAAGTGAGATACTTTAAGCACCTTGTTCTTTGCTTTGTTATATGTAACTTGAATAGCTGCTTGACCTAATAACTTGTAATCCGAACAAACTTTCTTAACTTGTCTTTTGTGTAACAACTTCTTCATCTCAAGATACTCTTTAGGTTTGTCTAAAGAATCTAATGCGTCAAGACCTCTACCGAATACCATATCAGTAATACCATTTACACATCTTGAGTTTGTAGGAGAGCCTAAGTAACGCTCTATAATCTTATCAAAGTAGTCGTTGTTATCTCCAAAAGTCATCCAATCCTTGTTGTAGACTTCTTTAACGGTAGGTTTTTCATATCCAGATAAGTTATACTTAGATACTCTTATTCCTGTTTGTGGTTTTTTATCTTCCATAATTATACAAAGGCATATTCGCCACTGTTATCATTTTGTTCGTAATCAGATTCCGTATCTAGCCTATCACTAAATACAACTATATCTCTATAAATTGGTAGGTTATTAGAATCAATAGCTGATACTAATAATGTTGTGTTTACATTTATGTTTGCAACTAAGTCTGTTATGTCCACAAGAAAGTACCCATCATAGAAAAAGGATTTAAGTTCTCCTATTGTTACAGCATCACAAAACACTTTCTCCTTAGTTTCTTGATTAGTAACCCATACACCAATAGCAGTATTTCCTACTTCTCTTAGAATATAGGGAATACTTATAGTCGGTAAATTATCGTAATCGAATATTGTCATAATAATATAACAAAAAAAGCCATATTTGTTTTATATAATAAAAAAGAGGCTACCGTTTTAAGTGTAGCCTCCATATTATTAAACATTTTAATACTATTAAGTATTAAGGTACTAATACACCATCAGATAATACTGCGGTTTGCACATCATATCCTGTTAATGCTCCTGCAACAACTATGTCAGGGTCTACAAAGTAAGCCATACTTAGTTCTTTACCTTCAATAGCCATAGTGTAACCGTTTAAGTCACCCATTGCACCACCTGTTGAACTAGATACTGCTACTTCACATCCGTTTTGCGCTCCTAGTATTCTAAAATTACCATTATAATCTTCAAGGATTATATGTGGTCTACCATAAGATAACAATTTTAACTGCACTTGAGTTAAATTATCTTGTTTTTTAACAACGATGTTCGCTGTTTGTGTCCAGAACGATGTTCCGTTATCACGAGAGATTTCGTTAGCTTCATCAAAAGTATTATTCTCACCTCTTAACTCAAATTTATACACGTCTACTGGTGTAACTAAAGCGGTTATTAATTCTAAATCTTTATCTGCTTCTAAGAACTCATCGTACATTCCTGCTGAAAAGTTACCGATATACATATTACGTAAACCACCTACATTGGATTTACACGCTTCGGTTCTTCCTGCACTAATATCACAAGCCATAAGTTTATATATTTTTTTAATTAATTATTAGTATAATATTGGGAGGCTTTGACACCTCCCTTATATTATTCTTAGTTGGCAGCGTTAACGATACCGTATGTTACGATTTCAGAAATCTGTCCGTACTGTGTTCCTGCTGTCATTCTCATAACAATTCTCACATTCTCGTCACCTAAAGTATCAGATGTATCAATCACCTTAACCATATTAGTGTCATTTAATAATCCCGTTCCAAACCACAAGTTAGATTTTAATGCTGCAACTGCTGTGTTAGCTGCAAGTCCATTAACCATAACTACTGTGAAACCATCGATTACTACTTCACCAAATGATTGGTTGTTGAATCTATCAACATATCCTAAGTTACCTAACGCTTGTACATACGCTCTGTAAATGTTTTGTGATACATATATTCTTAAATCAGGGTTTCCAAATAAAGTATCAGGAATAGCTGAATGAATAGATTGTAACTCTGCAATAACATTAGTTGCGGTTACAGTTGTACCTGCAATCTCTTGTGCTGCTGGTAAGCCTGCATCTAAAGCGATTTGAGTAACGAAACCATCGAAACTACCTGCTGCTGCTGTACCTCTCCAAATAGATACCTCATTCTCTGCTGCTACTTGCTTAACAATGTGTGCTAATAAGAATGATTGAAAATCAGGAGGTAAATTATCGTATGCACTATATCCCATAGAAATTGCATCCCAATCTTCTCTGAAATTTTCTTTACATAATAATTTGTTTACCATTAAAGCTTTTGGCTCTAATACTCTTTCGTCTAATACTACTGTTCCTGCATCTGTGAAATCACAAGCTGCATCTTGTAAAAGACCATTAGTTACTACGTTCTTTACAGTTGTTCTGTACTTTACGTTTGGTTTGATAGTTACCAATCCTTTCTCTAAGGTTGGTGCAGATAATAAGGCAGCAGAGATATATTTCTGTGCGTCAAACTCACCTGCGTAAGTTGATGTAATTGTTGATGTTAAATCAGCCATAATTTCTTAATTAAATAGTTTATTGTAAATTTTTGATTCTAATGATTCATTGTTCACTTTAGGAACGTGAAAATTGTGTTTCTTCTCTACTTCCAATTCTGGTGAATGTGCAATCTCTTCAACCGCTAATTCAACTTCTTCTTCTTTAGAGAGTTCTTGAGGTACTTCCTTTTCTACTTGTGATTCTTGTTGCATTGCTGCAAGTAAATCTAAAAAGGTTTTCTTCATTTCTTCTACTTCTAACTTCGTTGCGTACTCTACCGTTTGTACAGGTGCTGCCTCAACAGGTGCTTCCTCTGCCATAGGTTCTTCCGCTAATTCCGTTTGTTCAACCACTTCTTCTACTACTTCCTCTACCACAACCTCTACCTCTGATAACTCGGCTTCTATTGCTTTAGGAGAAAATACCTCTTGAAGTTTTTGTAAAACATCTTTTGTATTCATAATTATTGGGTTTATTTATAATAATATAACAAATTCGTTAAAATTCCGTTTCATTTTACAACGCTATATTGTTAAACAATCTATTACTAGCATCATCAACTGGTAAAGTCACACCTTCAACTACTGTATTTATTAAATCGTATGTACCGCTTCCATCTTGTCTAAATAACTTAGCGTTATCAGCACTTGTTGTATTGAATCTTGAATTACTAATTCTTGCATTCAAAGCATTACCTAAACTTATCATCGCAGAATTAAATTGTGTTATAGTTCCTGTATGATTAACAATTAAGCCATCGATTATAATATCATTCCCATTTAATACGAATCCTTCTTGACCAAAGATAAAATCCCTCTCAATATTTATAGTTGAATTATGTATTTCTGTATTTGCTCCTAGTAATATTTGACTAGAGAATCCTGTTGTAATATCTGAAATTACACTATTATAAATCTTAGTTCCTGTTTGAAAGTTAATAAATGAGTTACCTGTTACAGCGATACTTCTGTATATTTCACAACTTTTAAAGGTAGTTCCAGCTACTATATACACATCACCTTCAAGGTCTATTTTACAGTTATTAAAATATCCACCAATAAAATTATCTCCTGCGTATATTAGGTTATTAAAAACTGTATTAATTGTAGAAGGAAAAGTTGTGTTTTTAAATTTACCACCATTAAAAGTTAGTAATCCGTGTATATCAGATACAGTATCAAAGCTTATTTCACAATCTTCAAACGTACAATCTGTAAACGTTTTAGTATTCCAAATTTCAGGAGAAACACTATCGTCATCTATTCCGCACCCTCTAAACTGAACATTATTAAGGTGTGATTTACCTGATAATCCTGAACTTTGGTTTATAAATATAGAATCATTAATATTAATGCTTCCTGTACCCGTAGAAAGAGAATTTCCTTTAGGTGCTTCTTGAAAATTACAATTACTAACTGTTACAAAATTGCCACTAGGACTTAAAAAATTAGCTATATTGTGGTCATATAATACATTATCGAATTTAATATATCTGTTAACACCTTCCTCTAAATCACTTCCAGATTCAGGTGCAGTTCCTATAATATGATGAATCCTTCCATTCCTAAATGTTGTGTTTCTAGTACCACCTCCTGTTATACCATTCCTTCTACAATTATATAATTCAAAATTCTCTATTGTGATGTTGTCACAACCCCATCTTCCTGCTCCCATATCTATTTTAGCTCCTGTTTTTGCAGGTGCTTCCAT